CAAAACGCATTATACGCTCCTATCGACAACAGTAGCGCGTACGTCAGATAGCGACACGTTAGGCTAAGATCGAAGTCGAACTGCCATAAGCGGATTTGCAATCAGGCCTCCGAAGCTACGCAGCATTCCGCGCGCAATCTGCTTTAGGTACGATACCTTCACTTATTTCACGTCGCTACAGCCCACTTGAAATAATGGGGAACCTCAAAGTTTTGGTACTGATTTCGCCCCTCCTACCCGGGGTCTTGTCGACTTAAATCAATCATGCCAATTCAACCGGCTGCTACGCTGCTTACTCCCTGGAGGAACACCAATGCCGAACTCAGATCTACTTCCTTCGCTACTCTCAAAACTCTACGAAAACCAGCTGGCACTTGAAGCCTCGATCATGGAGCTATCGAACTGGGTCGAGCAGCGGGGCTCCGCCGACGTAGCTGAAAACGTGCGCGGCGCTCTGCACACCATCGACGAGAACGAAGAGTTCATCACGCTGACCCTGGCTGTCCTCATGGCGCCCGACTGATCGTCGGGTAAGCCTGCATTTCGTCGCCTCAAACCTTCCGCTTCACCAAAACTCGAATACTGTATGCGCATACAGCACCCTGATTCCTTGCCCATGAACATCGACGAAGACACCTGCGGGTGGCTTGGCATCCCCACGCCTCTCGAAATGCACAAACAGCACGCCCTCCTCCTTGAGAACGAGATCCAGGAACTGAACCTGCAACTGCGCAAAGCGAGGGAGGACATTCATGGCTTGGTGCAAATGCTGGCTGAGGCCGAAGCGGTCAAGACGCAGTTCCGGGGATACCTCGCCGAGAGAAGTACTGAAGCCGCCGCCATGCGCAAACAGATCAACGACCTGACGACCTCATCAAGAGCTGACAAGAAACGCGCTGATCAGCTGAAAGAGCTGCTCGATGGCCTCGTCACTCGACCAAAAACCATCGTCTAAGCTCAGGTTTCAGATTGAGGGTCCGGCCATGTGCGGAAGACTTTCCCAGTACAGCGGCATTCATGACTTCGTTGCAGCACTGAGCATGCCCAATGCCCTGGCGAACTCCGTCGGCGAATTGCCGCTCGAGCGCTACAACGTCGCCCCTACAACCCAAGTCGCCCTACTCCACCTGCAGGGCGACCTGCTGCACGCCGACCTGGTGCGGTGGGGATGGCAACCGCACTGGGCCAAAGATCGCGCACCGCCGATCAACGCCCGCGTCGAGAAGTTGGCCCACGGCCCGTTCTTCCGGGCGATCTGGCAACACCGGGCAATCACGCCCATCGATAATTGGTTTGAGTGGGTGAACGAAGGCGGCCCTAAGAAGCAGCCCTACCTGATCCGCCGACGGGATGGCGCCCCGGTGCTGTGCGCCGCCATTGGCCAACTGCCCGACAGCGATGAAGGCCCGGGCGAACATGACGGCTTCGTGATCATTACCGCCGACAGCGCCGGCGGCATGGTGGACATTCACGACCGGCGCCCCGTGGTGCTGATGCCGGAACTGGCCCGGGAATGGCTAGATCCGGCCACGCCGAAGGAGCGCGCCGAGCAGATGGTGCTGCACCAGGGCGAGCCGGCCGAGGTCTTCGAATGGTTCAAGGTCGATACGGCCGTGGGCAATGTGCGGAACAAGGGGGCCAACCTGATACAGCCTGCGCCCTAGAACAGGCCGCCGAGGTCAGAGGGTTCCCAATTCATAATCACAAGCTCTCCGCTGACCTCGGCTTTCCCCTGGCGCTGATTGGTGGTGCTGTACCGAATGTCCAGCGTTTCGAAGTGAAACCCTTCAAACACCCGCCGAATGTCAGGGTGGTCGTTGATGCTGACCATAACCCTCCCTTTGCATCTGCGCATGAAATCGGCCATCCGCTCATAGTTTTCAAAAGGGAAGTCGACTCCATAGCCAGCGGTCTGCCAGTAAGGCGGATCCATATAGTGAAAGGTGTGCACACGGTCGTAGCGCTCGGCACAGTCCAACCAAGGCAGGTTTTCAACGTAGGTGCCGGACAGGCGTTGCCATGCTGCGGAAAGGTTCTCTTCAATCCGCAGCAGATTGATTGCCGGGCCAGTGGTCGCGGTGCCAAACGTCTGCCCGGTCACCTTGCCGGCAAAGGCATGGTGCTGCAGGTAGAAGAACCGAGCGGCACGCTGGATGTCAGTGAGGGTTTCGGTGCGGGTCATCTTCTGCCACTCGAATACCTGCCGAGAACTAAGCGCCCATTTGAACTGACGGACGAATTCCTCCAGGTGGTTCTGCACCACACGGTACAACGTCACCAGGTCGCCATTGATATCGTTGAGGACTTCAACCGGTGCAGCCTGGGGCCGCAGGAAGTAGAGCGCCGCGCCGCCAGCGAAAACTTCAACGTAGCATTCATGTGGAGGGAAGAGAGGAATCAGACGGTCGGCCAGGCGGCGCTTGCCACCCATCCATGGAACGATTGGGTTTGTCATTTTGCAATCCTTTGCAAGGTTAGTGTTTATCGGGGTGATGCTAGTTTTTACGACCTGGAATGTAGGTCAGGGTGCAATGGTCCTGACATATGCCTGGCACGCCCGCAGTGCGATCAATCCTTGGTCTCCGGCGTCGGTGATGCGGATAATTCGTTGAGCATGCGCTGGGTCAAGTTGGGCTCGACGGGCTGCATGAACCACGCCGACGGCGCCGGGGGTGGCAAGCACGTTGCAGCCACTGGCTGAATCCGTGGCGTCGAGAAGGACTGACAGCCGTACATCAGCAGTAGCAAGACGGTCACGCAGCAGAGCCTGGTCGCGCTGGGCATCGGATAACTCCTTGGTGTGTTGTTGGTCGGAGGTGGCCAGGTTCTGTTCCAGAACCAGGCGCTTGTCTTGCTCGGTACGGGCCTGAGCTGCAGCGGCGTTGCCGATCGCGGTCAGGTCCGTCTCGAACTGGGCCCCCTGCTCTGCCAGCACCCTGCCGAGGCGCCAGTCCTGCACCTGCCAGGCAGCGCCGAAGCTCGCGGCCATAGCCACGAGGGTCAGCACCACCAGGCCGGCCAGCTTCTGCACGGGCGTCATGCCAGCACCCGCAATGCCGTCTGATACAGCTCCAAGCGATCGGCTGCGCCGTTCGGCACCTTGCCCTTGCTCCCCGTGTTGATGAGGCTGCCGATGTTCTGGATGTCGCCAGCATCGGCCAGGGTGTTGAGCCCATTTACGGACCAGTACCAGGCCGCCGACAGCGCGGCGTATTGCGGCTGTTCCAACAGCTCGGGGTGATTGATCAGGTCGATGCCCAGGGCTTCACCGCACGCACGATAGTTGTCCTTGCCGGTTATTTGGATCAGGCCGCGCCCCCGGTAGATATAGCCCTCGCCCGTGGCCTCAGGGCCGTTTCCCATGCGGCCGCCATAGACGGCATTCCCCATACGCGCGGAGCTTCCCGCCAGCTCAGCGGCACGCGGCACCAGGGATCGCCAGCAGGAACCCGGGCTTGCGGCATTACCCAAGGCAATGATCCGGTCCGCCCTGTAGTTCAGGCTCTCGACCAGGCGCGTCAAATGGCCGGATTCGTGCCCGATTTGGGCAGTGAAAGCCGCGATTCGCTTGGGCGTGACGATGCCGTACTTGCTCATCGCAGTATTCAAGACACCGACAAAAAGCCCGGCCTGACGGCCAGCGTTCGGGAGGATCAACAGCAACTGCTGCAGGGTGATAGACATGTTTTCTCCAGGCAAAAAAAAGCCGCCAAAGGGCGGCGGTCAGAGTGGTTAAACGGGTGTTCCTGGGAGTGACGTCAAAGCTCTAAAACCTTGACCTCCTTGGTTTGCTTCGTCTTCTTACTTTTGGCCTTGGCCTTACCTTTCTTGCCGCCATTGCACTCAACGGTGGTCGACCAGCCCGCCTGGGTGAACACCTGCTCCACCGAGTCGACCAGGTACTCACCATCGATGCCGGCCTTGAAGCCCATGGCGTTTACCGACCGCTCGGCAAACAGGTCGGTACGCCCGGCCATTTCAAGGCGCACACCCGCCGAGGACCGATTAAACGCGGTCAGCCGGGCCTTGACGGCCTGTTGCGCTGCGGTTTTGTTGGGGTAGATATGGCGATCGGTGTGCACCGCCGGCAGCCCGTCGGGCGCATCGGTGTTGTCCAGGCTGATCAGCTTCAGCTCACCGGTTTTCTTGTCCTGGTGCTTGGTGGCCACCGCCTTATGCGTGTTGCGATCGCCTAAACGGAACTGCCACCGGCTGACGTCCGCGCGCGTAATGGTGACGGCGCCAAAGGCCTTACCGCTCCCGCTGGTGCCGCCGTCGCGCGTCATGACGATCAACTTCCCATCAGCCACCTTGGCCGTGCAGTCGTGCTGCTTAGCAATGCGCGTGATGAAATTAAAGTCCGACTCGCTGAGCTGGTCAGCCCGGGGCACGTTCGTGGACACGTTGCATACCGGCGTCCAGCCGTTGCGGGCAGCCACGTCGGCCACGATATTGGACAGCGGCACGTCTTCCCAGCTACCGCTGCGTACCGTCTTTCCTGAGCCGCGCATATCGCCGGCCTTGCCGCGTATTACGATGGTGTCAGGCGGGCCGAGTATCTCGACTTCATCCACCATGTAACGCCCCAGGCGCACCATGGACGTCTCGGCGTAGCCCATGTAAACCTCAATGCTTGCACCGCGCTTGGGCAGCGCCACGGCGCTGTCACGGTCATCGATGCGAAGCTCAAAGTCGTCCGACTCCATGCCGGGCTTGTCAGTGGTTTTCAGCAGCAACAGGCGGTCATTGATCAGCGCGGTAATGTCCTTACCGTCTGCTACGACGCGAAAGCGAGGGGTCATGGTTCACCTGGTTACCCCGCCAACGCGGGGGTATGTTGGCGGCCGTTACGCGTAACGGAATGAAAGGACAGCCAGACCTGGCTAATCCCAAAGCATCACAATTTCTTCAGTCGGTGCAGGCATGTCCGGCAGGACTATCACCACGCCTGCCCGGTACGGCTGGGCCTCATCAGCCAGGCCCTGATTGGCATCCAGCACGGCCTCCACCGTGCCACCCAGGTGCCCGTAGTAGTTGTGACAGATAGTGTCCAACAGATCCCCGTCAGACGTTCTGCATGTCGTCGCCATAGCGTACAAACTCCAGGGTAAAGCCTTGCTTACGCGGGATGCCGCCTGCCAGCAGCGCGCTTTGTTCTTCTTCAACGCTGGTCATGCACCAGGTGCCCAGCACGTCGCCGTAACCGGTGGTCAGTGTCAGGGGCTGCAACTTGGCGCCCAGACTGCGCAGGGTATCCAGTTGCTTGATGCCACCCCTGAAGCCCGGAAAGATGGCGCCCTTCAGCGTCAGCTTCTCGTCACCCATACCGACAGCCTGTTGCGCCGGTCGACGCGTCAGCCGCTCCTGGGAGGCCCAGCGAAAGGCAGACGAACGCCGCAGCTCATCAAAGGCCGCCGTGTCCAGATTGAAGAAGTACGGCTGCTGCTTAGGATCACGCGGCTGCATGATCATCAGGTGCGGGAAGGGTTTCACCGCCTCCGGCGCCGGCGTGGCGTCCGCAGCAAAGGACCCCGTCGGGACAATGCCGGACAGTGGGGGGCTGACCTTGCCGGCGATGTTGTTGATCGCCGTTGCCGCCCGGCCGGCCTGCTCCTTCAGCGCCCCCAGGCGCTCATCAATCTGAGACGCTGCCCGGGTGCCCGAGCTGTACACCGACACCACCTGGCCAACCTTCGCCTGGGCCGCCGTTACGCCACGCATAACACGCTGCAGCTTTTCGCCAACGGCTGGCCCCACAAAGGGCAAGCCCTCCAGCTCCGAGGCCGCACCGCTGAGTTCACTGATAGCGCCGTCCACCGGCGCTATCATCCCGTCCAGGCTACGGCGGCCGGTCTCACCCGCCGCCGCCAATGACTTCACGCTTGATTGCAACTGATCCATGTAGCCCATGATTCCCCCCGTCAAAGATGCGCGTCGTCGTAAAGCTTGCGGCTCTCCAACTGCTGAGTGATTTCCCGCTGTTGCTGCTCGATGTACGGGCGAAGTTCGCGGGCCAGTTGCGCCGGATCCTTCACATCGCCTTGCACCGTCACCTGAATAGGCGCGCTGATATCGACCTTCTGCTCAATCTTCGGCGCCGGCGGCTTCACCGGTACCGCCATCAGCGAAACTGCAGCGGGCGCGCTCGATGCCGGCGGCGAAGCCAGCGAACGCACCACATCACCACCAACCGGCCCCGGCGCCTTGACGGCCGCGGGCATCAACAACGGCCCCGAGGGTGCCGCGCCAGCGCCGCTGCTATCAGCCGCCATCTTGAGCGGCCCAAGCCCCTTGTCCTTCGGCGCAAACGATGCCGCGATATCGCCCAGCACCGGCGGGATATCCTGCCCGGCATTGGCCATCATCAGCGGACCCGCATCGGGCATTTTCTTCAGCCCGTCGTTACCACCAAATACCGCTTTCCCCAAGTACCCGCCGAGCGCATCACCGCCCATTCCGCCCAGGTAAGCGCCCAGCAACCCGCCGACCACAGTACCGATCACCGGTATCACCGAGCCAATGGCCGCACCTGCCGCAGCACCCGCGAGCGTGCCCGCCAAGCCCCCGGCGGCTTCGCCGTAGCCTTCTGCCTTTTCATCCCGGGTCGTGGCGTTGTCGTAGGTGTCTTTGACCTTGAAACCAGCCTCCACGACCGCCAGGGCGCCAATGCCTTTCAGCATCGCGCCGCCTTTGCCACCCGACTTGCCGCCCCTCCTGCCTTTGCCACCGTCTGCGCCACCGCCATCGATGCCGCCCAGGCCGCCGGCAGGTAGGTTGGTCACGATCACCTTTTGAGGAATGTTCGGATTGCCCATCAACGAACCACGGCCCACATTCAGCAGGCCTTTGCCAATCTTCAGCGCACTCAGCGCGGCACCCAAAGTAACGGCGCCGGCCGCCACGCCGGCAATCACCGCCGTCACCGGCTGGTACTTGTTGGCCAACTCAGCCAGCGCATAGCCAACCTTGCCCAAGCCATCCGCAACCTTGTCGGTCAACGGCCGCAGACCATCCCCGAGGCTGATCATGGATGCCTCCATGCCCGCCGTGGCCGCCGACCACTTACGATTGGACGTTTCGCGGGCCTTGGCGGCGTCCGCCTCGATCTTGGTCTTGCCGTCGGTTTCCTTGATCGTGACCATATCGGCCTTGATCTTGTCGCCGTATTTGATTTGCGCGAGCAGGCCCGCACTGGCGCTCTGATCGCTGACGATGTTGGCCAGCCCCGCCGCTTCAGTCAGGGCCACCATGGCCTGCTGTTCCTCGGCGCTGCCGTCGGCTGCTGCCTTGATCTTGGCCTTGAGGGCTTCGATCTTTTTGGCCTTCGCTGGATCCTGACGCTTAATCATTTCCTGGCTGAGCATGATGAATGCGTCGACCGGGTTGGCCGCCTTACCGCTTTTGGTCGCGGCAATGATCGAGCCGGCCAGGTCGTACCCTTCCTTGGCAAAACGCTCCTGGCTGGTGCTGCTGATCACCGCACTCAGCAGGTTATTCATGTTGGTC